GAAACACCGTTTCTCGTCGCATCTGAAAAAATTTCGGATTTTGTGAGTCTTGAACAAGATACGTTTACGCAGTCTTACAGTATTGACCTTGACACATCAGTTTTCCGTGTTCCGGACGCCGTCGAAAATGATTACTACTACATTCAAAATAGATTCAACTTTTCAAAAAATCCAGACTTTGATCAGACATTCACATTTTTCAATCCCATCATGAAGGATGCACGGTTCTATATTCAAGGTGTTGATCTTCCAAACATTTCAAGTACTACTGACGCGTACTACAAATACTTGGTGCCATATCATAGACGCCTTTCGAGACCTATTAGAAACATTTATACCTATTCATTCTCATTGAATCCAGTCAATGTCAATCCATCTGGAAGTTTGGATTTTAGTGAAATTCAATCAGAAAAGACGGGTATCGAAATAAAGTTGGATGAAAATTTAGACAGTACATATAGGTTGTATATTTATTACACTGGCTACCAAACATTTGAGTTTGAAAATGGATTTATGAAACTCGTTTACTAAAAAGATTGTCCTTGTTTTCGGAAATGTAATCAATAATTCTATTCTTGATACACCACTTGATAAAGTTTAGTTGAGCCAAGGTTGTTTTAATTTCACGGTCTGTCCCTGGAACCGCGTAACTAATTTTAGATGACCGACAAAATGGATCGAATAACTTTTTACTGTAACCATCCAAACTTGACTTATACGCACAATGCACGGTAAACAATTTACCATTATTTGTGGTGTACGTCAAGTTCGTCTTCTTTGCGTAGTTCGTGATGAACCATTCAATGTTTCGAAGTGAGATACCACTTGATTTATCAAGAATGCTCAACAATGTAGTTTTATTCTTTTCGTCGGAATAGAAGTCATTTACGGAAGATAGCAGAATGTCTGTTTTACTCATTACTACATCATTGTACTAAAATCTATAAGCCCCTTTCTTTCTGGAAGTGATGAAGTTGGGTCGTTCACCATTTCAACTATACTTGATCTCGAGACTTGAGATTGATGAAAGCTGCAGTATCCATTTTTCTTGGCGCGCACACTACACCGTGTTCCATTTTGACGAAGACCCTTGCACATGATATCATCTTCATTTGGTGCGTCACGAATCAAAAGTCTATAAGGTATACCATAGTTTTCGGATACTTGTTTCAGGTAAATACTGTAGTCCACGTGACATTTCTTGATCTTTTCGCGATAGTCATCTTGGTATTTTCGAATCTCAAGATTGTATTCTTCTTTATTCTTTTTGACACCTTTCTTGTATTCATCCTTTGTGGCTCTCAGTTCAGAATGACACTCACTCTTTTGTCTAGACAAACCTTCTTTGGACTCTGAGAGCTGCTGTTTAAATTCTTCTTTGACTTTTTTCAAAAGCTCCTTGTATTCTTCTTTGATCTTTTTAGCTTCTATGGTTACTCTTTTTCTAACTTCATCCTCAAACACAACGTTGAGACGTTCCATCTTATTTTAACTTTGTTCGTAATTTTTAAATATGTCTTCTACAGAACGCTTAGCTTTGATACGTTCCTTAAGGTCGGCAACTTTACCTGTATCATCGAGACCAAGACGTTGACACTCTTTGATGAGATCTTCCTTCTTCATACCACTTAGTGATGGTTCCTTCTTTTTGGGTGGAGGTTTATGTTGAGCGATGATGTCACCAAAAATTTCATTTTTAGGATCTTTCACGAGAGGTTCAAGAAGATCACAGATTGGATTCAAAAACTTGTTTGTGAAATAATGATGGTAGTCAATGGGAATGCTATGTTCTTCGACCCAACCCGGATCTTCAGCTTTTTCATAGGCTCTGGCCTTCGCGTCTTGTGTCTTGACCAAGAGGTACGGGACACGATCACCGGATTGTGGTTCAGAACCCGGGCGACGGGACCGCATCTTATCACGGACTGCAACATGTGGAAGATTATTGTTCTTGTATGAGTCACCCAATTGCTGAGACAAGACCAACTTTTCATTTGGAACATGTCCTTCCAATAGGTTGATGGCTCTTTCGAGTGCTAATTGTTTGGGTGGCTCCGGATCACTACTCTCCAAGACAACATCCAACAATTCTTTGCAGACTTCTCTGACAAACTTTGTATTATCACGACGAACAACTTGAAGACCCTTGATGTCTATGTAATCCATATTCATTTCACCTTGTTTATTCTTTGTCCAAAGTTTAGCTGCGTATCTCTTCTTACTGTAAAGGAAATAGGGACAATATACCTTTTCAAGTTCAAGATTATTTGGGCGTTTGAACAGGGTAGTACATTCTTCGGCGGCTTGTTCTCCAAGCTTCCATGAGTACTCGATGGCTTCCATACCTTGACGTTCTCCGACATCAAACTCAACCATAACACTATCCGTATCCCCATACCTCACCTTTGCACCCGGAAAGTTCTTTTCGACATAATTCTTTGTCTCTTCAATCATACTTCGACCCTTATACGTCGTCGTAGAAGCAATTGGTACACATGGAAGGATGCCTTTCCCAGCACCCGTGAAACCATAGATTGAGTTCATAGATATTTTATACGCAAGTTGCTTTCCATTGTAGACTTCCTTCATAAATCCAGTGGCTGCAGCCATATCTTTTTTGGCTTGTTTTCGGAATTGCTTCAGTTCCAAAAGAATACTCGGAAGAAGACTTGGGACATCTTGTGCAAACTTGTACGTCTTACCGCTGAGATCAAACTTTTCATAAGTAATACCCGGGACATTTCCATATCTCTTTTCATCCATGACAAAAGTTGAATAACAAAGATTGTGGGCCATCATGATTGAAGGATACAGACCTTCAAAATCTAGAGCTGTGATCGGTGTGTAGTACGCACCACCTTGAGCTTCAAGGACCGTCGCCCCTTCATATTGCTCCAAGGGGATTGCCCCGTATCGAATAGTCGGAACCATGAAACCAAGTTCACGTGCCTTTTTGGTCAACTGTGAAAATACCTTGATTTGCTGACCACGCTCCACCAAGAAAGAGATCGGAACCCAAGTTGCCTTGGCCATCTCTACAAGGTTAAGCAGTGTACAAAGACGTTTGGTCAGTCGATGCGGTAACAAAGTATCCTTGATACAATATTCGGCGACTTCACGAAGTTTGATGGGATCTTCTTCAACAAATCGAGCAAACATTTCCTTCGCTGGCATGTCAATTTTTTGATCACCGAGGTACAATTTCGAAACATTGTCCAACTTGTAAGAGTCCAATTTGTATCCCTTCTTTACTTCGTGGAACAAATCAAAAATGAAACGACCCGACATCGGAAGAAGTTTCAACATGTTATCACCGAGAGCACTCGAAGACAGTCTTTTGTAAACCATGTCAGACTGTTTGTCCTTAAGTTTTCCAAGATTGTAAAATTTTTCACTGCAATTATTGATGACCCCTCGTTTGAAAATATACTCAAGATCGAAACCAAAAATATTCCAGCCAGTCATGATGTCGACATCTTTGTCTTTCAAATAATTTCGGAATGCTTCGAGCATTTCACGTTCGGTGTCGAAACTGATAATGTTACATCCCTCCAAGTTTGAATCAGTCTTTTTGTAACAGAGACAGGTCTTATCATATGGTTCGTCGGAACCAAATGTACACAGAGAAATGGCAATCTGAAAACAAGCGTCACCTTTAATGTTTGCATCAGGAAACTTTCCAGTAGAACTATTTGATTCAATGTCAAACGAAGCTACAACAAACGGTGCGATATCATCACGCTTCACAGGTTTCAGACTTTCCCAGTCATTACAGAAAAGATCAATATCCGTGTGAGCCAGGTGCGAACGAACACATTCAGAACCAGTATCTAACCACCCCGTTGATTGAATACCAGTCCGGTGCATCATACGAAGAATTGGATCAAGATTGGATTCATAAACCTTCAGAGGGAATGGTCCAGACGAAAGCATCAGAGGTTTCTTCAGGAAAGCGTCAGTCTTTCGACGCTTTTCAAGATTTGAAAACTTGACTTGCATGAATAAAAATTTTTCATTGTTTTGAAAACCCCAGATATCCTTCGACTCGACTATGATGTACTCAGAACATTTGTCTTCAATCTTCGCATAAATTTCTTTGGCATACTTGATGTCTGGCAACTTGATATAAAAGTAAGGCTCGAATGCAGTAGTGACACACACAGATTTACCATCTTCAGTCTTACCAAAGATACTAATCAAGTGGTCTTCGCCATCATCGCGAGCCTCCCACGTCAATGCTTGGAAGACAACCATATGTATCACATGACTCAAAATTTTAATATGCTTTACTAGTAAATGTCAGCCGCCTTGCTTGACCTCGTGTCCAAGGGTGCCCAGGATGTGTATATCACTGGTCAGCCCGAAGCCAGTTTTTTCCGTCAAAACTATAAGCGTCATACGAACTTTTCTATTAAACCGGAACGTATCGATTACA